CCTACGTAGTCCTCGACTTTCTCTCGCTAGCCTCAAACATTGACCACCAAAGGTGACGGATGGGACGCCCAACAGCCCGCGGTAGCAAGCACAAGCCAAAGGACGTCGTGGAGATCTGCACATCCGCGACGACTGTAGAGTACCTGCGCGCCAGCCTGGAGCAGCTCGAGCAGGCCGTGGTCGATGCCACCGACAGCAAGTCGTGGCAGGCGATGGCCTCGCTCAAGTACCGCGCCCTCGAGACGCGCCAGAGGCTGGACGAGGAACTCGCAAAGGCCGCTCTGCCCGACGACTCGATGAACGACGAGGAGTTGCTCGGCATCATCGTGCAGGCCGTGGGTCAGTTCAGCGTTCAGCAGATTGAGCGCCTCGAGGATGCGATCGCGTTTCGTCGTGGCCGGCCTGTCGTGCGCCTGGTGGAGACTGGGTGAGCGCAGGACTCTCCGCTATGGCGATGGCGGCGGCGCGACTGTCGCGTCGGACGCAGACGGATCCGCTGGCCTACTTCACTCCGACGCAGCCGCAGCTTGACTTCCTCTCGCATACGTCGCGCATCCGGCTCGCCCGATCGGGCAACCAGATCGGCAAGACCACGATGGGCCTCGTGGATCTCATCTACCGCGCGCTCGGGTCGCATCCGTACCAGCTCGTGCGCGCAGCTCCGATCGAGGCGTGGATCCTCTGTCAGTCGTGGGAGTCATCGCTCTCCATCCAGGGCAAGCTCTGGGAACTGCTCCCGAAGGACAGCCTCGCATTAGACACGGAGTACACCGCAGGGAAAGGCTTCCGCGGCAAGACACCAGTGGTGCGCCTGCGGAACGGATCGATCATCCGTGTCCGCACGGTCGCGCAGGGAACGCTCGCGCTGGCTGGCTCGACAATCGATGTGTGCCTGATCGATGAGCCGTGCCCGGAGTCCGTCTACAACGAGATCATCCCACGCGTGTTCGCGAGGAACGGCGTCGTGATGATCACGCTCACGCCGGTCGGCGCTGACCTCAAGTGGTTGAAGGCGCTTGTCGAGGCCGGGATCGTGACCGATCTGCACTTCCCGCTGACGCCGGAGAACACGCGGCCGATCGGTGCGAGGGAGCCGCGCAAGACGCAGGCGCAGATCGATGAGCTCGCCAACCAGTTGCTACCGCAGGAACGCGCGCAGCGCCTCGACGGCGAGTGGGAAGGCGAATGGGCAGAGGATCGCGTGTTCCGCGCGTTCGATCCTGCTCGCCATGTCAAGGACGAGGCGCCTGTCGGCGAGGTGCTCATCGGCGTCGGCATCGACCACGGCACCGAGGCCGGCGCCCAGGTGGCGATCCTCTCTGCCGTCTTGCGTGATGGCGGCGACGGACACCCGCGGATCTGGGTGCTCGACCAGGTGCAGAGCGACGGCATGACCACGCCGGAGCAGGATGCAGAGGCGATCCTCGGGATGCTGCGCCGCGCCGGCCTCCGCTGGGAAAACGTAGATCGCTGGGTCGGTGATCGTCGCGTGTTCGGCAGGAAGAACGGTTCGCTCAAGAGCAACGCCATGCTGATGACCGCGATGGAGCGCAGGATGAACCTTCCGACCGGAAGCCTTCCGTTCCGCATTCAGACGGCGTGGAAGCCGAAGGGCAGCGTGTACAGCGCCTACCGTCTCATGCAGGCGTGCATGCTTCAAGGCGGCTTCATGGTGCATCCGCGATGCAAGGGTCTGATCGATGACCTGCTCAAGTTCGACGGCAGAGAAGCATCGGAGCACAAGCACGCGATCGATGCCCTGCGCTACGGCGCCGTGGAGCTCGTGAGCCGTCGCCTATACAACCCGACCGCGATACGGCTTGGGTGACAGGGGGAACCGTGTACGCCTACTCCAAGATGCCGACGCCGCCCGCTCCGAGCAACCCAGAGGAGGCGATGAGGTGGGAGCACACGCGCCATCGACGTGCGCTGATGGAAGGTCGCTGGCAGAGGTTGCTCGAGGATCGTCTCCAGACGCAGCTCGGCAGCACGCGACGTCAGGCATGGGGACTGCCCGACATGGGCACGAACGCCTACCGTCAGGTGTGCTATTCGCTCGCCTGCCTTTACGATGCCGAGCCGGACGTCAAGCACAACAGGGCCGGCGACGTCTCCGCGCTGACCGACATGATCTCCCGCTCGGGACTGTGGCCGCAGATGAGCCGGTTCCAGGCGATGACCATCGCGCTCCGCGAGATGTGGATGCGCGTTGACGTCGAGGACGGCCGCATCATCTACCGACCTGTCGCGCCTGACATGACGATCGCCGAGAGCGACCCGTCGCGCCCGACGATCCCGACTGCCTACGCCGAGGTGCGTCTGCGCCATGTGCGAGGCGAGACGGTGTGGGCATGGGATGTGCTGGACATTCGCGACCCAGCGAACCCGTCCTACACGGTTCGACTCGCGACCGATGATGCCAAGTTCGGGGAGGACGTCACCGAGGAGGTACTAGGCGCTCGCTTCGACGGCGCGGCCTACCCCTACCGACGCACGCCTCGAGGCGACGAGGTGCTCGGCGCACCAATCCTCCCGGTCGTGCTGTACCACGCGAGCCTGTACGGCGATCGCCTGTTCGATCCATTTTTCGGCGTTGAAACTTACGAAGCGTCGTTGAACCAATCTGTGTTTAGCACGTTCTTGGCACACTCCATCAGGGACGCTTCGTTCCCGCAGCGGTATGCGATCGGCGTCCGCATCGCCGGCTCGGACATGGTGGACGGAGGCACGCGAGGCCAGCGCGTCGAGGTCGTGACCGACCCGACTACGATCCTCATGCTGGATGCCGCGATGGAACAGCAACCCCAGGTCGGACAGTTTACCGCCGGAGCGGACGTTTCCACGCTCGAGGCCACCATCGCCGCCCTAGCACATCGCCTCGCGACGGACGCTGGACTGTCTCCTTCCGAGCTTCAGCGGACGAGCGGCTCGGCCAAGAGCGGCTACGCGATCAGTCTGTCGAACGAAGGCCGTCGTGAGGCCCAGCGCAAGTACATTCCGCAGCAGCGTGAGGGCGACGAGCGCCTCCTCGCTGTGACGGCCACGCTGTTCAACCGAGCGATGGGCACGCAGTTCCCGGAGGGCGGCTACTCGATCCTGTACCGCGAGATCCCGCTCTCGCCGGAAGAACTGTCGAGCCGTCGTCAGCATGTCCTTGAAATGCTCGAGGCTGGCCTGATGCGCCGCGTGGATGCTCTCCGCTACTTCGGCTCGCTGTCCGAGGAAGACGCCCGCGCCGCGCTCGAGGCCATCGACGCGGAGAAGGCGCCGACCGCCGCGGAGCAAGAATCGGAGGGTACGGGGCCGGCGCCCGCCGAGCAGGTATCCACCGAGCCGATGGCTGGCGAGAGCGTGGATGTTGGCGATGCGGCCGAGGAGGTCGTGGCGAGCGCAGAGGCGATCCGCGCGCTGCTCGCTGGCGATGTTCCGGTGGCTACCCGTCGTGTCCTCGAGGCCGTCGCCGAGAGTCTCGCGGAGGCCGCGGGCTACCTCGGTGCAGGCCCGATGGTCGAGGCCGAGGTGGAGATCCACGACGACATGGAGGAGTCCGACGTCGAGGAGTCCACCGACACTGCCGCACCCGAGGAGAGCGTGGCTGCGGCAGCGACCTCCGCAGGCGTGCCGGCCTCTGCTGTCGCGCTCAACGGCGCACAGGTGCAGGCGGCGCAGGGCATCATCGCCAGCGTTGCGAAGGGCGAGCTGCCTCGCGAGACTGGCGTGCAGATGCTGATCCAGTTCTTCAACATGGCGCCAGAGTCTGCTGACGCGCTCATGGGCGCAGTCGGACGCACCTTCACGATCTCGGCACCCGAGGCGATCTAGTGCCATTCATCAGCGAGCGGCAGCGCGACTACCTCAAGCGTGAGCACCCAGCGGTCTATCGGCGCTTCCTGCGTGACGAGCGAGCGATGGGCTTTGAGCTGGCTGCTCCGGCCAACGTCGCGGCCGTCGCTCGTCGTGGCCTCGAGGCTCGCGAGCGGTACAACCGAGGCGGTACGCTGGTGGGCGCTCGCCGTGCTGGTCAACTCGCAGGCCGTGAGGTCGTGAGCATCGACACGATCAAGCGCATGGTCGCCTACTTCACGAGGCACGCCGTGGACCTCGAGGCTCCAGCAGCGAAGCCTGGGCACCCTGACTATCCGAGCGCGGGACGCATCGCGTGGGATCTGTGGGGTGGCGCGCCTGGTCGAGCATGGGCGCGTCGGCAACTGACTGTTTGGGAGCGCGTACAGCGCGAGGAGGGCAAGTGAGCACGGAAGAAGGAACGGACACGACGGGCGCAGAGGCGCGCATCCGGCAACTGGTCGCGCGAGTGAAGGAGCTCGAGGGCCGCGTCGGAGAACTCACGCCGCTCGCCGAGCAGGCCGACAAGTACCGGACGCAGATCGAGGAGGTCAAGGCGCAGAGCAAGGCCGAGCGCGAGGCGCTCCGCATCGAGCGAGAGATCTCCAGCGCCGGCATCACTGATGCCGAGGGCATGGAGTACGTCCAGCACGCCTACAACAAGCTTCCGCAGGAGGGCCGGCCTCCGCTCGCGGAGTGGCTCGCTGCGAAGGACTCGCTCCCGAAGGCGGTGCGTGCGTACCTGCCGGAAGCCACGCCTGCCGCGGCGCCTGCACCTACCACGATGACGATGCCGAAGGCGAACGCTGGCGTGACCTCGCAGGCCGTGACGCCTACGGCAGCGTGGACTCCGGAAGCCATTATGCGGCTGTCCCCGAGCGAGTTCAGAGCGAACTTCGCTGCGATCAAGGCGTCGGGCGGCGTGCCTTGACAGTCTGTCACGGACGGTAGTACGGTAGCCGTGAGGCACACGCCTCACGCGCTCGGGGCAAGCTCCCGTAAAAAGCGACAGGCGCGGCAACGTCAAACCTTCATAGGAGGCCAACATGGCCAACATCGACTTTGCCGCTCTTGACGGCAACGCCCGCGCCGCTGCGGTTCTGTTCCAGTCCATCGTGATGAAGCTCGCCGACACCGGCAGCCTCCGCAACGCGCCCTGCTTCCTCAACGTCGGCAGCATCAACGGCTCCGGCTCTGACAGCATCCAGGTGCCTGTCGTCGGCCTCAACGGCACCGACATCATGGCGGCGGTGGCTGACGGTTCGTCCGTCTCCAACACCTCGATCACCTCTGCCGCGGCGACCGTGGCCGTGGCGCGCCAGGCTCTCCGCTACGACCTGACCGATCTCGCTCGCGTCAGCAACAGCGTGGCCGGCGGCGTTGACCTCGAGGGCCTGTCCAACGCGATGGTGGCGGCCTTCAATGGCCGCTTCAACCAGATGGTGTGCGCGCTCTCCGGTGGCTTCGCCACGCAGGTCGGCAGCACTGGCGTCGATCTCTCGACCGACAAGTTCTATGACGCGATCTTCGCTCTCCAGTTGTCGAGCGTGACCGGCGAGTACCACGCTGTGCTTCACCCGCAGCAGTACAACGACCTCATGTCGTCCCTGCGCGCGGAGACTGGCCCCGCGCAGTACCTCGCCGCCAATCAGGAGCAGACGAACGCCCTCGGCGCCTCGTTCAAGGGCAAGCTGTTCGGCGTCAACGTCCACGTTTCTTCCTACGTCCCCAGCGTTGGCGGCACGGACTACCGTGGCATGATGCTCGGCGAGGCGGCGATCGCCTACGCCCTCGGCACGCCGGCTCCCATCCAGGCCGCTGGCGGCGTGATCATCCCGGCCGGCGCCCCGATCGCTGTGGAGTGGGAGCGTGACGCTGCCTCCGGCCTCACGAAGGTCGTCGGCTCCGCGTTCGTCGGCGTTGCCGAGCTTCAGGATCTCAAGGGCGTCGGCATCCTGTCCGACCTCTGATCTCGTAGCCTAGCGTCAAGGCGTGTCCGTGCTTATGGTACGGGCACGCCTTCGTGCGTAAGGAGGGATCATGGCAGCAACATTCACGACGGCCAACGCGTCCGGGTTTGAGGGCACTCCTGCCTCTCGCCCGCAGGCGATGGCAAACCTTCTCAACATGCCGAGCAACGCGCAGTGGTGGTACACGCACCATCCGGCTCACTGGCAGCTCGTGGAGGGCGAGTGGCTCCCCGACCTCACGCAGATGGTCGCGATCCCCGGCCTCAATCGCGTAGACAAGAACGGAGACACGGCGCTCACCGAGGTTCACCTCGCGAAGAAAGGCGCCGTGGTCATCCCGTGGGAGGTCGAGCCTGGTGGCTACTGCATGCAGTTCGCTGGCGTGAATGGGCCGGTCTACCTCTCCAAGTGGGAGAAGCCGAAGCTCGTCGCCGGCCAGCTCCGCGTCACGCCTGACGAGGCCGGCTATCGCGAGTTCCGCAAGCGCCTCGTCGTTGAGGGATGGGTCAAGGTTCCCGATCCCGACTTCATCGATGTGATCATCGGGCGTCAGGAACGCCTCGTCAATGAGCACCGCACCCGCGCGCCGGTCAACCCCGGTAGTGCGCTGATCCTACCTGTCGAGGAGAAGCGCCTCGAGGACATGCGCGCCGCGAAGGAGCGCCTCTACGCCACCGACGAAGCCGCGCCGAAGCGAGGCCGCAAGTGAGCGCGGGCGAGAAGCCGGCGATCCGGAAGGGCATGGATCAGATGACGAAGCGCCTCGTGGAGGGCGGGATGCCATCCGACAAGGCCCGCAAGGTCGCGCAGGATGCGGCGCAACGTGCGGATCGTCGGGAGCGCGATAAGCGGTAGCCAAAGGGGTGGGGCATGTCGCTCGCTGAAACCGTCTATGCCGCTCGGTTCCGGTCAACGGAGACAATCGAGCGTGGACGCCAGCAGGCGCTGACATGCCCGACTCAGCGCGCAGGCGCCACGGCCACGCCGACGAGCGGGACGATCACGATCTACCGGCCTGATCAGACGGTGCTCGTGACGTCCGCAGTCACGATCCCAGGCGGCGGGATCGCGACGTACTCGCTGGCTGCGGCGACCACGACGGCCGAGCAGCTCGGCGAGGGCTGGCTCGTGGAATGGGCGCTGGTGATGCCGGATGCGGTGACGCACACGTTCCGCAACGACGCGGCGCTCTGCCGTCGCACGCTCTACCCGGTCGTGAGCGATGCCGACCTGACGCAGCGTCACAGCGACCTGCCCAACCTGCTTGCGTCGGGCACGACGTCCTACCAGGCATATCTGGATGAGGCGTTCGCCACGATCGGGAACCGGCTCATCTCGCAGGGGCGCCGGCCGTACCTCGTGATCCAGCCAAGCGCGCTGCGCGAGGCGCATGTCGCGCTGACGCTGCACATGATCTTCCTCGACTTCTCCACATCAGCGGGGGACTCCGGTAGGTGGCAGGCGTTGGCCGACCACTACATGCGCGCGTACACCGAGGCGTGGAATCAGCTCAAGTTCACCTATGACGAAGCTGACGAGAACAAGGTGGACGCCACGATGAAGAAGGGCGCCGCCTCGACCGTGTGGCTGAATGGGCGCGGCGGGCAGTCTTACTGGACGCGGTGGTACTGATGGCCGCGAAGAGCATCCGTCAGTTGCGCGAGGACGTCACTGCGCGCATCCTCACGCTCACGGGCTGGAAGGAGTCGCGTGTGGCGCCGGATAACTTCGGGCGTGACGCTGACAGCATCGCGCACAAGGCGTTCGCGGTGCATCCGGCAGAGACGTCGGACATGCGCGCGTACCGTGGTCGGCCTGCCGAGGGACTCCTGGTCGAGACGTCGCTCGTCGTCCACTACTGTTGGCGCCTCGCGCCGAAGGGCATGAGCGACAGTTACGACGACGCCCTCGACGGCGAGCAGGCCGTCGTGAACGTGCTCATGGCCTACGACAGCACTTGGCCTCTGTCCTACAAGGTGCAGGTCGTTCGCACCACGCGCACCACATCGGATAGTGGCGAGTGGGTGCTCGGGCAGGTCGAGACTCGTATCGTCCACACACTTCCGCTTCAGTAAAGGGGTGAAATCACATGCCTAATTCTATCGTGAAGAATTTTCGTGACGGCACGATCGTCATCAAGGACGGCACCGGCACGCCCATCGCGCTGACCGTCGAGTTCGAAGCCGGCGACTTCAGCATCTCGGGTCTGTCGGCGAACAGCAACACCGAGGTCACGACCTACCTCGACCGTGGCTCGCTGGGGTCTGTGAGGCTCACGTCGCAGCAGTTCCCCACGTGGTCCTTCTCGGCGCACATGGTCGAGTTCTCGGATGCCGTTACAAAGACGCTGTGGGACGCGGTCAACAAGACCGGCACCTTCGCGGCCGCGATCAGCACGATCACGAACAGCGACGTCTACGGACTCGACTGCGTGATCAACATCGAGGGAACCACGCTCGCCGAGGCCACGGATCACACCCTGACCCTCGTCGGGAACCGCATCACGCTGGACTTCGCGGAGGGAGACCCGAACTCGTTCACCATTAACGGGACTTGCTTCGGCTCGATCTCGGCGACCTGATCCACGCGCGAGGTCGAACCTCTCGCACGACGCCCTCCCTGCCGGTTAGGCTCGGAGGGCGTTTCATTCGGAGGGAATATGGACGTCACGCTCGGTCGGTTCACCATCACGCTCAAGAAGCCTGCATCGTTCACGCTCGCACGCGAGGTCACGATGGCCGTGGGCACGAGCGCAATCCGCGGACTCGGCGCGGCGCTCGGCGCGTGCTGGGGCGGTAAGTCGCTCAAGGCCAAGTACGCATACGACGCCCTCGCCTACGGTGGCGCTGTCGTTGACGAGCTGATGGCGCTCGGCGTGCCGGAAGCGGAGATCTACGCTGCCGGCAAGATCGCCCTTGACCTGGTGATCGAGAGCCTCCCGCGCGAGGAGGCCGTCGCGCAGGCAGAGGGTTTTTCCGAGGCCCAGACGGAGGGCTAGACGCCGTCGCACTCGAGATCGGCCTGACCTACTGCGGCAACCCGGGCGCCTTCTACGAATGGACTCGCGAGCAGCAGGAGCGCGTCCTTGCGTGGTGGCGGGTGAAGCACACGCCGCCGAAGCCGAAGGCGCGTCCGAGGGCGCGCGAGGGTGATACGGTGTCGCCAGAGGCGCGAGCCTTCTGGGGGATCTAGTGCCACGCAAGACCATCAGAGTGGGCAGCGCCAGCGTCAGCCTCGGGCCAGAGCTCGACAAGGCGATCGACAGGCTCGTCCGCGACTCCTACGGCGACGTCGTGTCCACGCTCGAGAGCATCGGTGATCAGCTGGCGACCGACGCAAATGACGAGTGGTACACCAACGTCACGCGCCGCACGGGGCTGTCAGGCAAGAGCACGGACTACCGGCTCGTGCTGCGTCGAGACTCGATCGCGGCCGTGGTCTACAACGACGCAGAGGCCGGCCGTGCCGCGCGAAGCAAGAGCAGCGGGCTGAACTTCAACCTCCGGTACGCTTACGTCGTGCGTCGTCCTGGCCCATTCAGCAAGGCGTTCCAGCGCGTGCCTAACGACGAATACGCCTTCGCCATGTCCTACTACCGCAGGAACGGCAAGTTCCCAGAAGGCTACGCAGAGACTGTGTACTTCACGAAGAGCGGTCGAAAGGCGATCACGCTCCGCAAGGCCGTGAAGAACGAGAAGGCTCGCGACGGAAAGAACGTATGGAATGAGGTAGTGCTCAAGCCGTCGAAGGCTGTGATCGACACGCGCCTCCTCGCGCTCGACAAGGCTCTGACCGACGCTGGCAAGCGTTTCAGCAAGGGGGTATAGGTGGCTACTGCTGAACTTACTATCAGTGCGGATCTCGCTGGCCTGCGGAAGCAGCTCGGTGAGATCCCCGGCATCACGGCAGAGCAGGCGCGGCTTATGGCCGGCGAGCTCAACAAGTCGATCAAGGCGTCGGAGCGCGCCGCGAAGGCCGCAGGCGCTGCGTCGAAGCGAGCTATGGAGGAAGCGCGAGTCGCCAGCGAGGCTGCGGCCAAGAGCGTGGGCGACGTCGGCGACAAGTTCGGCCACGTAGGCTCCGCAGCCGGAAAGCTCGCGGGTGGCCTCGACCTTCTCGCGCCAGGACTAGGTGACGTCGCACGCGGCGTTGCGGATCTCGCGGACGTTGGCGAGGTCGGCGCTGGCCTCCAGGTGTTCGGCGTCGTCGCTGGCTCTGCGGCTGCGGCTGTGGGCCTGCTCGCTCTGTCGCTCGCGCCCATCGCCGAGCTGATCCTCGAGGAGCGGCGTGAGGCCGAAGCTACGAAGGCCGCGCTGGATGCTTACACAAGCGCCACCGAGGCCGCGCAGGCGGCTAACGACAAGTTCGCCACGAGCCTCCAGGGCGTCAACGACTACATCAAGCTCGCCACGGGCCTCGAGACGCAGGCCGAGCAGACGGCACGCAAGCGCATCGAGGCGCTCCGTACCGAGGCACAGGTGCAGACCGATGCCACGCGCGCGCTAATCGCTAGCGCAGAGGCGCTGAAGGCGCGCAAGGAGGAGGAGCAGGCCACGCTCCTCGCAAAGGCTCGCCTCGGCACGGCCAGCGAGGCCGAGATCGCGCAACTGAAGGCGAACCGGTCTATCCTCGAGGACCTAAACGATGGCTTGACTGACAACCGACGCCGGCTCGAGGAGGTCGCCACGGCGACGGAGGCTAGTGCCGAGTTCCTGACGCTCGAGGCGCAAGCCATCGACCACGCCACGAAGAACAGCGACAAGAAGGCGCGCTCGGACAAGGCCCGCACGAAGGCCGCGACAGATCTTGCCGAGGCACAGCGCAAGGCAGCAGAGGACGCGGCGAACATGGCTGCGTTCGTGGACCGCCTCGCGACAGTCGAGGATGCTGCTCTCACCGAGACACAGCGCCTAGAGATGCAGATCAAGTCGCTAAATCAGCAGAGCATCGACCTGACAGGTAGCACCGAGGCTGCATCCGGCGCGACGGAGATCCTGCGCGATAAGATCGCTGCGCTCAACGCCGAGGCATCGGCCTCCAGCCTCGAGAAGCAGGTACAGGCGGCAAAGGATCTTCAGTCTGCCTACGATGAACTCATCCCGCCTGAGCAGCTCACCCGCGTGCAGCAGCTCGCGCTCCTTCAGGTGCAGGTGGATGCTGCCTTCGCGAAGGGCACGATCACGGCCGAGGCTTACGCCGAGATGGTTCGCAACATCGGGAAGGCCACTGATGAGGCGCGCATCAAGCAAGAGGGATGGTACGCGCAGACGCTCCAGATCTCCGATGGCGTCAACGGCGTAGCGCAGACAGGGGCGGCGCTGTTTGAGTCGCTTGGGACCATCAGTGAACACGCGATGGAGCGGGCCTCAACGGCCTATGCGGAGGCCATCGCTGACCGTAAGCGCCTCGGCAAGGACGCCACCGACGCGGAGCGCAAGGCCGCGAAGGAGGAGGTCGAGAACCGGCGCAACGCGCTGATCAAGGCGTTCATGGTCGATAAGGCTGTGAAGATGAGCCAGGCGCTCATCAACACGGCACTTGCGATCACTTCTGCGCTCACGGCCGGTCCGATCGCTGGCCCGATCCTCGCCACGGCGGCAGGCGCGGCAGGCGCTGTGCAAGTCGCAGCCATCGCCAGCGAGGCGCCGAGCTTCCACCGAGGCGGTTTGATCGGCCAGCCTGACGAGATGACCGCTACGGTCAGGAGCGGCGAGGCCGTGCTCAACCCGATGGGCCGCGCGCGACTCGGCGACCAGACGATCCGCAACCTCAACGCTGGCACGAGCGATGGGGGTGGAGGTCAGGCCATCCAAGTCGTCTATGGGCACAAGGCTTTCGACTACTTCATTCGCGATCACTTGCGGTCACGCATGACGCTGCCTCGGGCGTTAGGGAGGGGCACGCGCACCGGACAGCGAGGGGGATAAGATGGGGAACGCCGTCAGCGTCAACGCTCTACGTGGACTCCTCGTCCACGACCCGCGGATCACGGAGGCGGCTTTCTCTGAGGCGCTCTCGACGTACTCGCAGGCCGGCGCTCAGCCTGGCGTGCCTGTGCCGCAGCGCGACTCGGACATGGTGCTCGAGACGGTCGGCACCACGACGGCGAGCGGTGGATCGCTCGAGGTCGTGACGGTTCGCGCAGGCGGCGCGACCTACAACGTCAACGGCGAGGTCCAGCCGGGAGCTTTCGCGTGGCGGCAGGCCGGCGGCTCGTGGCTCGGCAGCAACGGTCCAGGCGTGGTGTCTGGCTGGTCGCCTCTGCACACGTTCGGCAGCGGCGGGACTGACTTCAAGTACGCCTTTGCTCACGCGCTCCAGACGTCCGAGGGCACGTTCCTCATCACAGCGCGCAGGTACTCCACGCTCGGCACGTTCGCGAGCCTAGTCGTGCTTCGCAACGTCGGAGGAACAGTCACGACGATCTCGCTCGACACGCTGCCGGTCGCTGACGCGCTTTACCGGCCGTGTCTCGTGGCGCTGCCCAACGACCGCATCCTGCTGCTGTCCACGAACCCCAACCCGGACGGCGCGACAACGTACACGATCTCTGCGTGGGTGTCCGACGACGACGGGGCATCGTGGAGCCTGCAAGCACCGACGACGATCCGATCCTCTTTCGCCACGGCCGACTACGCGCCTCGACGCCTGCGTGCCGCATACTCGCGCGGTCAGGTAATGATGGTGCTGGCGGTGCGCTCCACGATCGCCACGACGATCCCAGACTTGATGGTCCAGTACGCAAGCGCGGACGGCGGCGTGACCTTCTCCGAGGTCGATCGCACTGACGGCGATAGCGACAACGTCCACACAGGCGGCGCACATGAGGTGCTCGGACTGACGTCGGGCTCGTTCGCGCTGCTCTACTGTGGCTCTTCGCGCACGAACTGGGGCGCGAACAGCGCCGTGCTGTCGAAGCGGCTCGCGAGCGCGTGGGCGCGCATGACGCGCACGACTCCCACGGTGGTCGCAGAACTCGCCAACCCGTCGGCGGCGCTCTCGGTCGGTAACCAGCTTTCCGACTCGACCGAGCTTGCCGCATGCGTGGACGAGAGCGGCGCGGCGTATGCCGTGGCGCAGGACTACACGTACCCGAGCGAGACTCTCATGGCGCGCAGCATCGACGGCGCGACATGGACGCGAGTCAGCAACCAGCTCGAGCAGGCGCTCGTCCACTACACGGCTGGACAGTCGTGGATCTACGGATCGCTGACGTCCTGGAATGGGTCGCTCCAGCTCGTGTCCGCGTGGGACTCGACGTCATGGCCGTACCAGCTCGGCACGACTCAGCTTGGCAGCTACAGCACGGCGACGGTGCCTTACTGGCCTGTCTCGGAGGCAGCGCCTGACCGGATGCTGCCGTGCTACCTCATGTGGGTCCCGTTCTGGCTCCCGGCGACGGCCGGCTGGACGCGGGCCGTCATCGGTGGGCCTACCGACGTCCTCGCGAGTAACGGCACGCTGACGCTCACTTGCGGCGCCATCGGCGATGCGATCTCGTACACGAGTAACGGCACGGCATGGTTTGCGGGCAGTGACTTCACGGTCGCTGCGCTTGGCGAGTGGATCTCGACCTCGGGTCGCAGCGAGCTTCGCGTGCTCGGCGCTGACGGATCGGGGTCCTATGGCGTGCGTGTCCGATACTCTGGCACGACTGTCGATGTGATCGACCACTACGGCGGCGGCACGCTCGGTACGTTCTCCGTCACAGCCGGCACGAAGATCCACGTTCGCGCCATCATCACGGTGAGCGGCAGTTCTGCAGCCACGGTCTACGTCGGCACGTCGGCCGGCGCGTTGTCGCCGGTCAAGCCTGCGGTGCGCGTCGTCAACGGAGCCGCGCTCGTCTCTGGTGGCGCTGCTGCATCCAGCACGACGGTCGTGTGGAATCAGGCCACGCAGGGCGTCTCGTCCTGGTCGATGGTCGCATGGGGCACGCGCCGCAGCACGAGCAACCCGCACACGGTCAACATCCCCGGCACGATGCCAGGTCGGCCATTCTCGCCGCAGCCTCAGCTCCTCGACTACGGCATGTCGATCCGTGCCGTGGCTGGCCCTGCCAAGGTCGGAGACGGATGGGACGTCTCAAACCGCTACGACTACGCGCTGTCGAACGTGCTCGCGTCGGTGGCTCCTTCGCCTCGTCAGACATGGCGCAGCACGGACACGACCGCACAGACGCTCGTGTGGGAGCTCGACACGACGGCCGCGAACGTGAGCCCGCTGCGTGGTCCGCTCGGCGCTCTCTACCTCGGGAACGTCAACTTCCGCACGGCCATCCTCGCCGGCAGGAACTCTGCGGGCATTTGGACGAACATCGGCGTGATCGACACGAGCACATCGTCGTCGGCTCTGCGCTGGGTGCGTGCAGGTACGATCGTGGAGCCTGACACATCGACCACGACCAGCGCCGGCTACTACTGGCCCTACGCCAGCCTACAAGGCGCGCGGTTCTCGTTCGACACATCGATCGGGCCTGTGCGCCCCATCGGCGCATCGACCGAGGGCAACTGGACCAATGCCGCGGCGAAGCGGGTGCGTCTGCTCACGACCGGCAGCATGGCCGGCGTAGGTAGCAGCGGCACGGCCGGCGCGATCCTCCATCGCAGCGGGCTCCTAGTGTGGAACACGGACGCCGACTACAGCGCCTACCGGCTCATCATCCAGGCGCAGCCGACCTACGAAGGCTACTTCGAGATCGGCACCATGGTCCTAGGTCATGTGGCTGCGTTCGGGCGCCGCTACTCGTGGGGCCGTCAGCTCACGACAGAGGCCAACACGGCGCTTACCACTGGCCGATCTGGTGTGCGCCGCTCGCAGGTCCTCGGGCCTACGCGCCGCTCGGTAGAGTTCGGCTGGACCGACGGTACAGACCTCACGCAGGTACGCCAGCAAGGGCCGGCTGACTACGTGCTCGCGACGTCCTCGGGTGGAACCGAGGCCGTGGCTACGCCGTGGGATGCTCCGCTCGCGATGGCCGGCCTCGTCGCCGAGCTCAAGGGAGCGAACACTCCGGTCGTCTACCTCCCGTGGGTCGAGCGCAAGGCCAGCGGGACGACGTACACGGCAGCGCATCCGGACCTGATGATGTTTGGGCGCGTGGTGTCCGACGTCAGCATCGAGGTCGTGCAGGGCGAGGAGTGGGTCGAGGCCGGCGCGGCTAACGGAGAGGTCGTGCGGACGTCCTCGGTGCGGATCGAGGAGGAGGTATGACCGACAGGTGGACTGAGGCGCAGCTTCGTAACGAGCTGTTCTGGGTGCTCGCCGTGACCTTCGCAGGCGGCACGCGCTACCTCTCGACGGCGCCGCTCGAGATCATGGACGGCGCCAGCAAGATCCAGACGACGGCTAGTCTCGTGGATGTGCCCGACGTCGAGGAGGCGCTCGACCTATGGGCGACGGATCAGCCTTCGCTCTCGGTGGCGCTCTCATTCGTATGGCCTGAGAACGTCGCTGCGCTCATCGAGGAGGGCCACGCCCTCGACGGAGCAGAGGCCGAGCTAGCACAGCACGCATACGGCGACGATTGGAGCCAGCGGCGCATCGTCGTGCGCGGACAGCTTGTCGATCCTGAGTACGACGCTGAGGGCGAGCCTGTCACCTGTTCGCTCGAGGAGCAGATCAGCGACGATCAGACGACGCTACCGTTCGACCTCGTGACGATCACTGAGGGCACGTTCCCGACCGGAACGTCGCTTCTGTACTCTCTTGAGGAGAGTTCGATCGGCAAGGTGATCCCGCTGGTGTTCGGCACGCCAGGAGGTGGAGTCGCTGCCGGCTCGCCTGCGCTGCTGCTCGGCATGGGTCCGGGTGGAGGATCTCTGGTCTACGTCATCGCGGCGCACACGGTCGCGGCGGCCACGGTCACGCTGCAAGCAGAGGACTACACGACCTCCACGCCTCAGGCCGTGCAGCACTGGACTCTCCCGGACGGGCGCATCGTCGCGTATGTGGACGTCACCGGTGGCTGGACCGTTAGCCGCGATGCGCGCGTTATCTGGAACGACGGCGCCGCGCTCGCGGACGAGACACGCACAGGCATCGTGGGTGCCGGCGACCTCATGGCATACGTGCTCCGACGCTCGACGCTGCGCGTGGATTGGGGCCGGCTCGGCGCTCAGTCCGACGCTCTCAACGCCTACACGCTGGGTGGGTACATCGATGAGCCCGTTCCGCTCGGCGAGTGGCTCCGATCGGTCGTGCTCGACGTCATCCCGGCCGGCATCGTCATCGGACCTGAGGGTGTCTATCCGCTCGTCTGGCGATGGGATGCACAGGCAACCGATGCCATCCTCGACCTTGACGCAGATGCTGATCCGAGCGTTGAGCGCGCCTCGCGCGTGTCCTACACGGGAAGCGACGAGATCGCGAACACGATCCGGCTTCGCTACCGGCTAGACGCACGCCGCGAAGACTACGCCGCGGACGAGGTGGCGACGGCACGGCCTGAGCTTCCGTGGACGCCTACCTCGTCGGATCTCGTCCGCAGCTATGCGCGCTACGGCACGCGCGTCCTTGAGCGTGAGAGCGCCGTGGTTCACGACGAGGTGACGGCCGTGAAGGTCGTGCAGTGGATGACGGCTAGGTACGCGCTGCCGTCGAGGTCGGTGTCCTACCTGCTCTCGCCGAGGCACGCCTTCCTCCAGCGTGGCGACGTCGTGACGCTCACCGACTCGGAGATCTCGGCCTCGTCGCAGGTCTGCATCGTGGAGTCGATCCGCTGGCTCGAGGAGAGTGGCCTCGAGGTGAGGCTGCGATACGTCGAGAGGCGAGGCTAGCCCATGCGCGTACCGGTACAGCGAGACAGCACGGCGACAGGCGTGGTCGGCGCGAAGGTCGCGCTCATCAAGCCAGGTACGAACGTCACGTTCTCCGAGGCTGTCGTCGCCGACAAGCTCGAGGTCACGATCAATGCCTCGGGTGGCGGCGGTGGAGGCGGCACGCCGGCCTCCTCGGTCGTGTCGGAGACGTCATTTGGATTGTCGCCGGCCGTCGGCACGAGCACCGACTACGCGCGAGGCGATCACAGCCACGGTAGCCCGACGATCCCGCTGGCCTCCTCGGTCGTTGCCGAGACGTCGTTCGGGCAGAGCAGCGCGGTTGGCACGAGCACCAGCGTTGCGCGAGCGGATCACACGCACGGCACGCCGGCCGTACCTGCTCACTCTGCGCTGTCGTCGCTGGCGTGGACGTCGAGCGGACACACTGGCACGGCGACGTCGGTCGCGGTGTTTAACGGCGGTGGAGCTGCGGCAGTCTCCACGCCGAGCGCGGATGGTCAGGTGCTCTCTCGCCAGGGCGGCGCGCTCGTGTGGGTCACGCTGGCGGCTGGCCTAGCGCTCTACCCTGAGGTCACCGAGGTCATCCTCGAGGAGGCCAATGTGCTGACGCTCGGCGTGACGCTCACACCTAACTCCGGGACGATCTCCTAATGCCACTCGCTACCCTGCACTACCGATTCGTCGGCTCGCAAGCCTTCACGGCTGGCTCCATCTCCGGATGCCTCGACGCCATCTACACGCTCGGGACCAAGGTCACCTATGCGAACGGCACCACGCGCACGCCGGGCAGCGGGTCCGCATGGACATGGACGCGGCAGCAGATCGGCGGCATCACGGAAGCGTGCATCGGTGCGATGCCGGCGGCGAACGCGCTGAACATGCGCTTCATCGTGGCAGGCAGCACGACCTCACGCGCCTACACGGTGCTTGCACCCGATGCAGCGACGATCAGCAACGTGCTCGTGCAGGGGATGAACCGTGGTTCAGCAACGCTGACGGGCAACTGGTACGACGCGCAGCCCTTCGGCAGCGGGAACGTCGGTTACTGGCGCTGCTCACTCGCGTTCAGCAACGCGCAAGCCGTGGCGTACATGTGGGAGAGCGAGGAGACTTACGTCATCCAGGTCGGCATCACGGGATCGTCCACGTTCAGCGCGTGCGGCGGCGGTGCCTTCCTCGACCCGAAGGACACGGGAGCGCCGGCCGCAGAGAGTGACGGTCGCCTGTACGGCCAGTGGTCCACGGGATCCACCGAGGTCATCCCGGCGCAGTTCCTCACGCACTACTTCCTCGCTGGCTCGGCCGGCATGATGACGCACTACACGGGCAGCGCGCGAGGCCACCACTGCGTTCTGAACCCCGGCACGACGACGGCCGTGGTTACCTCTCGCATGATCATCCCCGGCGGTACGGCAGCGATGCCGGCCGGCCAGCAGAACCCCAACGGTAAGCTGGTGATGGTCGAGGATGTACCGTTCAATCAAGCGAACTCAACAGTCTGGGGATCTTGGAGAGCGATGGCGTACACCCGACTCGCAATCACGGGGCAGGTCTGGCGCCTGTCGGGCGCCGAGAAGGGCTACTTCGTCGGTGGATCTGCATCGACGGCGCAGGACGGCATCCTGCTCCTCGCGAACTAGGGAGGCATCGTGACCGACTGCACCGACTACGTCCTCGCCGTGCTCGAGTCCCATCCCACGACGGCGATCCTGCGACTCTCTGCACGCGCCTATGCATCGTGCGATCTCTCGCGCATCCCTGCTGGCATCACTACGCTCGAGACTGCCGAGGACTACTGCGAGGCCACTGAGTCCGACGGCACACTGCTCATCCGCTTCCGCGTGTAACCTCCGATTAGTCGTGATAGCATCGCCACATCACGGGGGTGATGGTGGCCGACTCGACTACTCCAGCGTGGACGCAGCGCCTTGTGCCTGTGCCTGTGTGGGCCCTCATGCTGATCGGGGCCGCGATGGCCGGCGGCGGCGGTGTCCTCGGGATGCAGTCCGCGGAGGCCAAGAGCACTCCGCAGGTTGAGTCTGCTCAGATCGAGCAGATCCTCTCCAGCCAGCGCAGGATCGAGGGCCGGCTTGACGCTATCGAGCGTCAGCTCGCCACGGTCGCCGCGATGGCCCACACTCACACAGGAGTCAGCAGTGCCCCTATCCCCTGACGAGATCGTAAAGCTCCCGGCCGAGGTCCTCGACCTGCTCGCCGCGATCAAGGACGCCCGCGCCGTGGACGGCGACGGCGGCGCCAAGATCACGCGCGGCGAGAAGAAGCTCCTCCTCACGAAGGCCGCTCGCCTCGTGTGGCTGCTCACCACTGACGCACTCGACTAGGAGGCAACATGGCCGCTCTCGACCTCTCCAATCCTACGCAGCTCCCCTATGTCGCGTGGACAGGGACACCCGGCACTTCGAACCTCTGTCGTGTGGTGCTTCTGCCGAGCTTCCCGGTCAAGATCACGATCCACAACCGCGACAAGGCGACGAAGGACCTGGTGCTCTCGACCGATCAGACGCTGACCGATGGTGGCGCTGCGCCGGCCAACCAGTACTTCACGATCACCGAGCAGACGCTGATCCTGCACGGCGAGAATCGGATCACTGGGAAGCAGGGCGTGACGCAGCTGGTGTTCTTCTCGCCTTCGCATACGAACGTCAACATCGAGCTTCTCCTCGAGGAAGGCGATCTCTGATGCCTGAGCACTTCAGCGTGCAGGAGGCGCCACCCGACGAGGTGGCGTCTGCCGTTACGGCTCCAGCACAAGAGCCAGCCAAGGACGCCATCGTGGAGCAGGTCAGCGACGACGCTGGCCTCGTCGCGCATGAGGCGCAGGCCCCCACGCCTGACGAGATCGTGAAGATCGCGGAGAACGCTGACGGCGGTGCAGTCGGTATCGTTCTTGCGCTAATCGCTGTGCTCGGTGGCGGGGCTGCATGGAGGTTCTGGGCACAGCACAGCAAGCAGAAGGCCGAGATCGAGGCCAAGCGCGCTGAGCAGGACCACGAGTTGGCGATGCGCCGGCTTGAGCTCGAGGCGCAGCACGCGCACGCTAGCCCTCCTACGTGCCTTGCCAAGCACGCCGAGATCGAAGCGCGCCTATCAGCCATCGAGAGCAAGAGCGCATCCTTCAGCTTGCCAGACGGCTTCGACGCAGACGATCTGAGCGACAGGCTCGCCAAGATCGAGAAGGCGCTCAAGCCCAAGCCCGCACCGAGGACGAAGCGATGAACCTGTCTCCGCACTTCACGTTCGATGAGCTCACCCGTACCGGACAGTCGAGCCTCCAGGCGAAGAACCGCGAGGAGGCTCGCGCTTACCTCTCGTCGCTCACGCAGCTCGCCGCGATGCTCGAGGTGATCCGCGCGCACTTCGGGCGTCCGCTCAAGGTCAACAGCGCCTTCCGCGGCGCCGCCGTGAACGCAGCCACGCCAGGCGCGAGCAAGACATCGCAACACATGCTCGGCGAGGCCGCTGATATCGAGATCCCCGGCGTGGACGATGCCGACCTGCACCGATGGATCTGCACGCAGAGCGGGCTCAAGTTCGGGCAGTGCATCCTCGAGCGCCCTCCGGGCAGGTCGTGGGTGCATGTGTCCATCTGCGGCACGCGCGATCCGAAGCGGTGCGGCGAGGCGCTCACCTTCGACGGCAAGAAGTACTCGCCGTGGAAGCCGTAGACCCTGCCTGCACATGGGAGGCCGGCGAGGTCGTCGGCGTCTACGACTCGCGCCTGTCGCTGGACGGATGCGAGATCCCGGCCGGCGTGGTCCTGCGACTGCATGTCGTGGAGGTCACGCCTGTCGTCGTCCGCATCGAGGTGACGTCGCACCCGGACTGCGAGCCGGAACCTGACGAGCGCGAGAAGCTCCGCACGCTGCGCCGTCAGGCTGTGCGCGAGGCACACGACCGCTGGGGCGACGGCTTCGTCGTGGACTACGGTACGGGAGACTGCGCTGAAACGCGGCGCGTGGACGTAGAGGTCATCGAGACACGTTAGACTGCCTCGTCGCACCCTACCGGGGAATGACGGCGACAACGCCCGCGGGACCATGGTGGCTCCGCGGGCGTCAACATGTCAGCGATCCTTACAGGTTGTAGTCGTCGCAGTACTGGACCTGTATGGGCCTGCGCCCCCACGACACGGCCGCGTCATGGCTCCCGACGAGGATGTCGATGCGGTTCTTGCGACGGATCTTACGTCCTCGATCCTGCACGGTGTAGCGCACCCACTCGCCGTCAATCAGCAGCTCGAGGCATGTGCCGATAGCCCAGTGCCGCGAGGCCGCGACGACATGGTATGGCGCGTCGAGCCTGATGCCGGAGGCGGTGTAGCCCGAGCATCCGAGGCAGTTAGCCGTGTAGGCCGTTGCGATCATCGTCCACATGGCGCAGCCTCGAGCGTGACGACGAGGGCTTCTGCGTATGTCTGCGCTTCCTTGATGAGACCTAGATACTTCTTCCCGTTGTACTCAAACTTTCCCTCGCACACCCAAAGCTCATTGACGAAATCCCAGCATACGCAGATGTGCTGATCACCCATCGCCTCCCGCACCAGTGCGAGCAGGCAACCCAGCGTGGCTGGGTCGGTGAGGTCGGGAATCTCGTCGGGTGAGAAGGCGTGAGCCTCATAGCGCAGGCGTAGACCCGACGTGAGGATCATTCCCGGCATCCATCGCCATCCACGGCACGCCACGGCGCGGCGTGCGAGCGAGATCATCTCGTCGGTCATCGCCCCTCCTCGCGTCGGTGCTCGCCGCGTTCGATGGCGTCCGCCTCGTACATCACGCGTGTCAACTGTTCGCCTTCCGCAGGAGACATTCGCAGCCACGCCACCACGGCGGCGCGCTCCTCGGCGACAGCACGCGCGACGGCCTCGTCCACGCCTACGATCGCGTCCCATCGCTTCAGACGCTCCAGTGCGTCACTCACGGCGACCTCCAAGTGCGGCGAGCTGCGCCGCGTCCTCTGTCTCGATGGCGATGCGCTCGGCCTGGAGTAGGCCACGCTGACGAGCTGCGGTCATCACGCGCTCTTGCGCCTCTGCGCGCGTCTCTGCGCGTCCACGCTGGTCATCGCGAGGGTCGGGCATGTTGAGCTCCCACGCCCAGCGATCGTACATCTCCTGCACGATGCCCCATGCCGACGAGCCAGCGAACGACGCGCTGTACGTGGGCCTTCCGTTGACGTCGCTTCCAACTACGCGCCAGGTCATGCGACCCCCATCGTCTGATCGAGCAGGTACTCCGGCACAGGCTTACGCGCGCTGTCCTTCCATGCGAGGCAAGCACGAAGGCGTGCGCCAGATGCGGTGCGGCTGAAGCCGACGATCTCCGCGTGGCCGGCGCCTTCGCGCACTACCCACATGATGCGGCCGTTGTAGTCGATGACCTCGAGGTCGCGCCCATCCGGCGCAGTAGCGAGCCAGTTCATGCGGCACCCACAAGCGCGCGGTACACGGCGCGGGTGACCTCGACGTCTTGCAGGCAGTATGCGGCGATCTCGTCGCGGCTTCCGGAGAGCCACATGTCCCACACCTGCGATCCGTCGCCAGACTTGCCCTCGAGGCCAAGGGCCGTGGCGAGGTCGCCGAGACGGCATCGCTCCGCGCCCATCGCGAGGCGCATGGTGTCCTGCACGGCGTGACGATGGCCGCGGTACTCGGACAGTTCACGAGCCAGATTATGCACTCCGTTACGCGCCGCAGCGATGTGGAGACGCGGCAGGTCGAACCCGACGATGTTGTGGCCCACGATCGTGTCGGGCGCGTACTGCACGAGGATCGCGTCCAGCTCGCCAAGCATCTTCCGTTCGCCATGCTCGTCCAGCATGATGACGGTACGCTCTTGGACGTCGTGGCCGATCTCCACGATCACGCCGATGCAGCAGATGCGCGCATAGCGCCAATCGAGAGCAGTGCGAAGCCACTGCTCCATGCGGTGCTCCTCGACCCATTTGGCGATGGACTCGGGCTTCGTGTAGTTGCCGGGGACGGACGCCAGCGCGTGCGCGTCAACCTGCTCGTCCGTCCAGTTGGCGGGAAGCGTCTCGATGTCTAGGTAGAGTGTGGTCATTGTAGTGCTCCTCAGAACGGGGTGCTGTCGAGGTCGGGGTAGTCGTCAGGTGCGGAGGCAGGCGCAGGTGCGGCGGGTGCCTTCCAGATGCGCCCAGCACATCCCTTGTCCTTGCAGCCAAAGTCGGGAGCCTTCGGGTTGACGGCGCCGCTGGCCTTCTTCGGACGGTTGTCCCACATGTCGCCGCCGCATGTCGGGCACGGAGGCTTGTTGGGATCCACCGGCTTCACGCGCTCGACGCTCTCGACCTTGGCGTCGAACGTCTTTGCGACCTTGGATGCCGTCTCCACGAGCCGGGCGGGCGGTTCCTCGCGCTGCGCTGGCTTCTGCTGACGAGCAGGCGCGGAGGCCGCTTCTCCATCGTCGTCATCGCTGACGACTCCGCAAACGGAGGCAAGTGCGTATCGACGGAGGTAGGTCAGGATCGATCCCACAACCTGCGGGTTCTCCTGCGCCGGACGCGCCGAGATGGTGCTGCCGAGATGCTCTCCGCTCTCGTGGAGCAGGATCGTCGTCAGCTGCACGCTGCCGTCCTCGCCACGACCGGGAAGCTGTGTGACAGCGAGCCCATGCTTGGAAAGCGGCTCACGGCATGCATCCATGATGGATGACAGATCGGCGTACTTGGAACGAAAATGCGGGTTAGAAGCGTCCTTTGCGGCGGCTCCCATCTCGCCCTGCGCCTTGGCGAGAGCCAGCGCAAGGTGCCCGATAGTGTCAGACTGATAGTGGAAAGCCATTAGCAGATCTCCTCGATGAAGGCGATGGTCGCGTAGACGCAGACCGTGAGAGGGATGAGGGCGAGGCAGAGCCATACGGCAGAGATCTCGATCATGGTGCTCCTGTGTGGACGTCGAAGGGTTGCCGCTCCGACACCCATACATTAAGGGGGAGGTGCCGGGCGGGCAAGCCCAGCGAGGAGAAAAAGTGAACGTGATCGAAAAGCGCAGGACGGAACTCGGCATCAGTCAGCGACGTCTAGCCGAGATGATCGGCGTAGAACGGTACAGCGTGAGCAAGTGGGAGCGCGGCCATCGCCGGCCTGCGCCCGAAGTGCTCTCACGCCTGTACCTGGCTCTCGGGCTGGATGCCGAGGAGATCGCGAGCCTCTACCTGCGCGAGGAGGGCGAGCGATGACTACTGTGCTTTACACGCGCTCTGTGAGCGAGTCAGGACGCAGGACGTACCATGAGTGGGGCCATGCTTACGACTCGGACGCACTACCGTTCGGCTGGCATCTCGTCGGCGTGCTTCATGGCGAGCGCACGACACGGTATGGGGTAGACCCAGCGCGCGCGGCTCTGCTTGCTGCGCTGCGTGAGCAGAAAGAAGCCGTCGGTCGAGCGATCTTCGCTGCGCTGCAAGGACGCCCAGTTGTGGACTCCGAGAGGGCACGCGATGCGTACCGCGCCTACCGTGCGGCAGGAGGCTGCGAGGATGATGTGTGGTCGCACGCGAGCGTCGGCGAGATCCTGACTGCGCTTGAGATGGCGCTGTTGGAGGTGAAGCCGTGACGGAGCACACCTATACGATCTTGCTCGACCCACGCGGCAAGGGCCGTCCCGTGTTCACGCGCGCCACTGGGCACGCACGCACGCCAGAGACGACTCGTTCGTGGGAGCACGAGGCCGCGCACCAGCTGCGCGAGCAGCACGGCGACGTCGGCACGCTGGATGGGCTGTCGCCCATGTGGGGCGTGAGGATCTCGGCCTACCATCCTCGCCCGAAGGCCCGCCCCGGCTACCTGCCTCGCGCGCTGTGGTCCGTCGCTGACTACGACCTGCCGGCCACCAGCAGACACGACCTCGACAACGTGGTGAAGATCGTGCTCGACGCGCTCCAGGTCGGAGGCGTCATCCTCAACGATCGGTGCATCGTCGCCATCGACGCGGCCTCGTGGTTCGCCGGCCACGGTCAGCGCGGGCGTGTCGAGGTGACGCTGACGGAGGTGACGCCATGAGCAAGCATCGCACCAGGTGGAGCGCCGAGGAGAAGGACACGCTCCGCAGCCTCACGCGCGAGGGTCATACCTACGCGCGCATCGCGGAGATGCTCGGGCGCACCGAGCACGCCATCAACATCATGGCCTACCATCTCGACCTGCGGCATCCGAGGGTCAAGCGGTGGACGGCCGCGGAGCTCGCCACAGCCACGCGCCTTTACCGTGCCGGCAACACGGTGCAGGAGATCGCCCGCATCCTCAAGCGCACACCTACGGGCGTCTCGTCGACGCTGACGTCGCATGGAGTCCTCGACACCAGCAGGCAGGGATGTGGCAAGCGAAAGAACGATACGCAGGTCTACATCCTTCGAAAGCGTGGCCTGATGATCCGCGAGATCCTCCTGGTGCTCGGCAGGGACGACAGCGAGGGAGCGCGAAAGGCCACGCGCATGTGGCTCGAGGCGTACTGCACGAGGCTCGGCGTCGAGATGCCACCGGCCAGCACGCCGAGGAAGAAGCCAGACATGGCGCTCGTGGAGGCTGTGAGAGCGGAGATCGCCTCGCTTACTGGGAGCATGAGCAAGTACAACTCATCGATGAAGAACGAAGGCCGGCCGGCTCGAGGTGCGGCGTGAGGTGGACAGAGGCCAATGACGACTACCTGCGGGCCTGCGTGGACGAGGGCGTGCCGTACCCGGAGATCGCCGCGCATCTCGGACGCACGCCGGCCTCCATCCGATGCCGCGTCTACCGGCTGTACAACAGGGCGCCGCGCAAGCGCCAGTGGTCCGCGATGGGGATCAGCGATGTGCTCAGGCTGCGAGCTGATGGCCTTACCTGTCGCGAGGTCGGCGACCTGTTCGGCGTCTCGAGGGCGTCGATCGCGAAGCTCGTGCAGCGACACAAGGGTTGACCGCTAGGTGCCGCCCCGGTATGCTCCACATGTCCTCGCCGGACGCGGACTGATCCTCCGCTCGCGGGGGGCGTCAATGCCCCCCGCTCTTCCCGGCAGGACAGAGGCGAGACATGGAAGGAATCAAGTGCTCCTGCGGGAGCGAAGAAGTCGTGCGTCTTTACGGAGAGGTCGCGCGTCTGAAGGCCAACCTCGACCGCGCGCTGCGTGAGGTCCGCGATCAGGAGCGCGAGAACGCGGCGCTGCGTCGTCGGCTGAAGGAAGGCGGGCGATGAGGCCGTCGATCTCCACGCTGACCGGAGCCTTCGGCGTCGTGCCTGTTGCGCTGGCGACCTGTGACGAGGTGCAGGCGCTTCCTCTGCGTGCTCTGCGCGTCTACCTCGTCCTGCTCTCGCGCTTCAATGCCAAGCGCGACGGATGGTCGTGGAGCAAGGCCGCGTTCGCCCGAGACACGGGCGTGCATCGCGACCACATCGGCGAGGTCATCAAGCGCCTCGAGGCTTCCGGCCTGCTCGCCGTGGAGCGTGGTCACGGCCTCGTGTCGAGCCACTACCGGCTCACGGTGCCGCCCAGCCTTACGGTAGGAGAGGGGGCCAGTTTGGCCCCCACGGTGGGGGCTGGTTTAGCCCCCTCCCCCCTTCCAGCTACCTCTGAACTGGCCCCCACGGTGGGGGCTGATTCGGCCCCCTGGGTGGGGGCTAGTTTGGCCCCCACATTACACAGAGATCACACAGAGGTCACAACAGAACCCCCTTACCCCCACAGCGAGCAAATCCGAGCAGAACCGAAGAACCCCCTAGCCCCCTGCAAGCAGGGGGAACCGATCAGGTCTTCTGTCGAAGGGGAGAGCCAGGAGTACCGACTGCCGGAAGCGATGCTGCGTCGGACGCGAGCGCCGCGGCAGGCTGGCCTTCGGGAGCGGCTGCGTCAGGACGTCGTGCCTGATCCACCAGAGGTGATCCCGCCCGATCCCGTGGAGTACGAGGGCGAGCTCACGCGAGGCGACCTCGTGCGTCAGGTGGCCCGCGACCTCGGCGTCCGTCCGCGTGAGGCGCGCCGCATCGTGGAGCGCCGCGAGATCATCTCCGCGCAGGACGTCGAGCCGCCGCCTCCGCTCATGGTCGAGCGTCAGCACATCGAGGAGATGCGCGCGCTCGGCTGGCTCACGCCGGGGATGGAGGAAGCCTGCGCCGGCCGCATCATCGAGAACGGCTACACGCCGGTCGTCGCTTGACGCCGGCACGCGGTGCCGATACGGCATCGAAGCAGGGGCTGCTAGGGGTCGCTGTCGTGTGGATAGGCGCGTCGGCAGATGGTCTGCCGGCGTGGCCTATCTGCGTCTGTTAGGAGCAAGATCATGATCAACAAGGTGATCCTCGTCGGCAACCTCGGGCAAGACCCAGAGACGCGCCACACGAACGGCGGCAACAGCGTTACTCAGCTTCGCCTTGCGACGACGGAGAAATACAAGGACCGCGACGGCGCCATGCAGGAGCGCACCGAGTGGCACACGGTCATCGTGTGGGGCAAGCAAGGCGAAGCCTGCGGCAAGCACTTGACCAAGGGCCGGCAGGTCTACGTCGAGGGCCGACTGACCACGCGCAAGTGGCAGGACAAGGAAGGCAAGGATCGCTACACCACTGAGGTGATCGGAGACAACGTGCGCTTCCTCGGTGGCTCGCCTGGTGAGAAGCGTGAGGCCGCGCCGGCCGACGATCTCGGCTACGGTAACGGGCCGTGGTGAAGGTCAAGTTCGAGGTCATCGCCGGCGGGCCGTGGCTCGGCTGGACTACGTGGGACCAGTACGGTCGCGCGGTGGAGGACGTCACGCTAGACACGATGGCGGTGACGTCGATTCACTCGCGGTACGATGGCGTGACGCGGGTCATCACGACGACGAGCGTGCTGCTGGTGCATGAGTCGATCAGTCAGGTCACACGCTGGGTCATCGCTGCTCGACGCGGGCTGGCGCACGCTGACGAGGTGTACGCTGAGGATGTGCCGCATCCGGAGGCGACGGAGAAGGGCGTGTATACTGACGGACCCTCCCCCGACCCTACGTAGTC